GCAGATCGCGCGCGATCTGCCGAATGTGGAGATCGTCCCTCACACGCCCGGTGACCGGATGGCGAAGGACGTGTACGCGCGCACCCGGGTGCTGCTCGCCCCGTCGTCCTATGAGTCCTACGGGAGGGTCGCCGTAGAGGCCATGTGCTCCGGAATTCCGGTCGTCGCCCACCCGACCCCGGGGCTCATGGAGTCCCTGGGTGAGGCCGGGATCTTCGCCGACCGTGACGACCTGGACGCGTGGGAAGCGGCGGTGAAGCGCCTGTTTTCCCCGAAGGCGTATCCGGCTGCGTCGAAGGCTGCCGCGGAACGTGCGGCGGAGCTCGATCCGAAGCCGGAGCTTGACCTGTGGTGTGAGGCGATGGAGGGGGTGGCACGTCGTGGATCCCCTCGCTAGCGCCACTGACCTCTCTGACCGTCTTGGCCGGCCGCTCACCGCGACAGAGGAGGCTCGCGCTCAGGCTCTCCTCGCCGATGCGTCGGCGAAGGTCCGTGCGTACACGAAGCAGAACTTCACGCGTACCGATAACGCGACGGTGGTGGTGCGCGCCCAGCAGGGCGAGATCCGACTCCCGCAGCGCCCGGTCATCGACGTAACCGCTGTGGTCGCGATCGGCGCTGGCGGGGCCCCGGATGTGCCGGTGGTGGGCTGGGCATGGGACGGCCTGGACATCATCCGCGTCATCACCGACAGCCCGGTCATCAACCTGCCGGAAGACTGGTACGACGAAGTGGAGGCGTATCCGGGCACCTATCGGGTCACCTACAGCTACGGCGACGCCCAGGTTCCTGACGTGGTGGTCGCCGTCGTTGCGCGGATGGCACTGCGAACCCTGACGGCGCCCACGATGGCGGGCGGGATCACGGGGGAGACGATCGGACCGTACACCTACCGCACGGACGGCTCCGGTGTCGGCACCGCGGTACTGATGGCCGAGGAGGACCGGCAGGAGCTCAAGGACGCCGGGTATCGGCCGCGGGCGGGTATATCGATGGTGAGGTACCGATGAGCGGCCCGCTGAACATCGTGGCGCGTCTCCATGCGTACCCGCCGGATCACAATGCTGGGGCCGAGTGGGCGCTGCACGAGATGCTGCGCGCGCTGGTCCAGCGCGGCCACGAGGTGCGGGTTCTGCTGTCGCGGCCCGCGGCGTCCCGCGAACCGTATGACCTCGACGGTGTGCAGGTGGTCCCGCATGGCGTGGGTGATGAGGAGCGCTTCGCGAAGGCGGTCCGTCAAGCCGACGCCGTAGTCAGCCACTTGGAGAATGTTCCGGGGGCGGCATCTTTGGCCCGCGGCTACGGTGTTCCGCTGATCGTGATGTGCCACAACACGTTCGACCTGACGTGGAAGCCCATGCGGCGCGGGTCGACCGCGCTGGCCGTGGTCAACTCGCAGTGGATGCTGGCGAAGGCCGACGCCGCCTTCAAGGGCAGTGTGCAGCGTCCCGGCCGAATGCTGGTCGTTCGCCCGCCGGTGTGGGCCGCGGAGTACCGGACGCGGCCAGGGGACTGCATCACGCTCGTGAACTGCACCATGTCCAAGGGTGCCGGGGTCTTGGCGGAGCTCGCAGAGCGGATGCCGGAGCGGAAGTTTCTGGCGGTGCGTGGCAGTTACGGCGAGCAGCAGCCGCCGAACCTGGACAACGTGCTGGTGCTGGATCAGATGCCGGGCCGGCAGATGCGTGACGAGGTGTATGCGCGTACCCGGCTGCTGCTGATGCCGTCCGACTACGAGTCGTGGGGCCGAGTCGGGGTGGAGGCGATGGCGTCGGGTATTCCCGTGCTGGCGCATCCCACGGACGGCCTGGTCGAGTCGCTCGGCAGCGCCGGCGTCTTCTGCGACCGCGATGATGCGGATGCTTGGCAGGCGGCGATCGAAAGCCTGGATGCCCGGGACGCGTACCGTGCGGCGTCCCGCAAGGCGAAAGCCCGCTCCAAGCAGTTGGATCCTGCGGCCGATCTGGCCGCGTGGTGTGAGGCGGTGGAGGGGGTGGCGCGTGCGCGAACTGCCGCACGGTGACACCGCCACCATCGTCCGCCCCGGGGCGCCGACACGGGACGGGTACGGCAACTATGTGCCCGGCCCGCCGACCGAGATCCCTGTACCGGGCTGCGGAGTAGCCCCTCGCGACAGTACCGGCTCTGGTGCGAACGAGATCACCGACGCCCGGGACACGGTCATCACCGGGCTCACCCTGTACGCCCCTTACGGCACCGATATCCGTGCCACGGACAAGGTGCGCGTGGGCGGCCAACTGTATGAGGTCGAGGGCCAGCCTGGGAGTTTCCGCTCCCCGTTCACGGCTTCGACGGGGCCGGTTGTCGTCGCGCTTGAACTGGTCACTGGCTAGGGAGGGGCGATGGCGGCACGGTTCAAGATGAAGCGCAAGGGTGTCGGCGAGATGCTGCGGATGCCGGGTATGCAGGCGGAGATGCTGCGCCGCGCCAACGTCATCAAGGGCATCGCACAGGCGACGTCTCCGGTGTACGAGGGCCCGCAGGGCGGACGGTACAAGGCGTCGTGGGAGACGGACAGCACGAACCGCGGCGGCCGTCGCCGTGACAGGGCTGTCGCCTACGTCCGCAACACCTCGCACTATGCGCGGTTCGTCGAGTACGGCACTGAGCGCGTCCCCGCACATCATGTGCTGCTGCGTGCGGCGCAGACGGGCGGGGCGGACTGATGTGGCCCGACGTCGAGGCTGAACTGAACGCCTGGCTGGAAGCGCAACTGGGCGTCGTCCACGTCACGGATCTGCCTGCGGATCTCGACGACCGCCTGCCGTTGAACCAGGTGCAGCGGGTCGGCGGCGACGATGACAGCATCCGCCTCGACCGGGCTCTGGTCGACATCGACAGCTACGGCACGGACCGTGCCGCAGCTTCCCTGCTCGCCCGTCAGACCCGCGACAAGCTCGTGGTTGCGCTGCGCGGCGTACAGACGACGGGCGCCGTTTTCGGGCGCGTGTCGACGATCTCAGCGCCCGCGTGGCGGCCGTATGAGAACCCGAACCTGCGCCGTATGGGCGCCACCTACGAGATCTACTTCCACCCGGTCGTCTCCTGACCGCCTCTTCTGGGCCCGCGCCAGACCCTGTTTCCCTTCCAACCCCGCCGCCGCGCGGGGTTTTCTCATGTCTGGAGACCCAATGGTCAACATCACCCGCGCGGCGGACCTGCTCGAAGTCGGCGCCAATGGCGCCGGATGGACGGCCCCGCTGGGCACGTCTTCGCCGGGCGACCCGGATGTTCAGCCTCTGTCGCCGTGGCTGCCGCTCGGAGCCGTATCCGAGGACGGCCTCACTCAGGGCTTCGACGAGGACAGCCAGAGCTTCACCCCGTGGGGCTACACGGCCCCGATCCGCACCACCATCACGTCCAGCCTGCGCACTTTCTCCCTAACCGTGTGGGAGACGGGCCGCGTCATCGTGCAGTCCCTGCAGTACCGCATCCCGACCGCCGACCTGACCCCGACGTCGGGTCTGACGACGTTCGCGGAGACCGCATCCCCTGTGCCGGACCGGCGCGCGTTCTGGTTCGTCGTCCTCGATGGCGACACGTTCAAGCGCGGGTTCTTCGTCCCCGAGGGCGAGATCACCGAGCGTGCGGATGTCAGCCACAAGCAGGACGAGGTCGCTGGCTTCGAGTGGACGATCACCGCCTACCCGGACGAGTCCGGCAACACCGTGTACCACGCGGACCGTGTCCCGGCGACCGAGGCGTACACCGGGTCCTGAGCTGGTGGGCGGGCCGTAGGCATCCTGTTGGGTGTCACCGTTGGCGCGGGCCCGGCCCGCCCACCTCTAACCATCGCCCGCGCCGTAGAGAGAAGGAGCCCGCGCCGTGGCCACTACGCGCAAGACCACCAGCAGCACAAGCAGGAAGCCCCGTGCCGCGGCGCGTGCCGCGTCCCGCCCGGCCACTACGCGCCGTGCCGCCGAGTCGGACGTCGACGAGGTCGAGGTGTCGGCGTCGGAAGCCCAGGAGATCGAGGTCGACGGCTACGTGACGGCCTCTCTGTGCGGCGAGGATCTCCGGATCATGCCGCCCAGCGCTTGGCGTGCCTCGTGGGCATCGCTCCTCGGCAATGCCCAGGTGGCCGCGTTCGTCGAGCTGACCGTCCACCCTGACGATCTGGACCTGTTCTGGGAGATCGACCCGACGAACCAGGAGTTCGGCGAGTTCATCGACGACGCCACCCGGCAGGCCGGTGAGACCCCGGGAAACTCGCGTGGACCCGCCGTGTCGTCGAGGCGCACGCGGAGGCGGTAGAGGCGGATCTGCTGCGCTACTACCAGGGCGTCGACTTGCTGGACGTGTACCGCGGACGCATGTCGTGGCGGAGACTGCGCGTGCTGATCCAGCATCTGCCGCCGGAGTCGGCGACGTGGACGGCACTGCGGAATGGGCTCTCCCCGGCCGAGTTGGCGGCGCAGGCAGAGAAGGGCGAGCCAGAGAAGGGCCGCTGGTCGCAACTGGAACAGCTCATCGCCGCCAACATTGATGCGACCCGGCGTGTGGAGTGGGTGCTGCTGTGCTCGAACATTGAGCAGAAGTCGAAGCGCCCAGACGCCCCTGAGCCGATGCGCCGACCAGGCGCGGGCCCGCGGAAGAAGACGGCGACGCTGACCGAGCGCAGCGCCAACACCCTGTTCGAGCTGATCCAAGGAGGCGCCGCATAGCGGCGCTGGGAGGAGGCTCCCAGTGCCCGCAATCTCCGTTGGCTCCGTCGAGGTTGATGTTCTTCCCAATGCTCGCGGTGTGCGTCAGCGCATGCAGCAGCAGATGCTGCCGGCCGCGGACGAGGTGGGCGATGAGCTGGGGCGGGTCCTTGGCCGGCACCTGACGGCGCACCTTGCCAGGGCGGTCGTGCAGGGCGTCAACAATGGTGGCCGACAGGCTCAGGCTCCTGCCGCCCGCCAGGGCCAGTCGACAGGCAGCACGTTTGCGCGATCTCTGCGGACGACGCTGGAGGCTGCTCTCAGGAATCTGCCTGAGGTGCGGCTGCATGCCAACTCGACGGATGCGCAGCGGGAGATCTACCAGATCCGTAACCAGATTCGGGCAATCCAGGATGCCCGGATCGGCATCGACATCTCGTCGGCTGACGCGGTCGCGGCGATCAATCAGATTCAGGCCCGGCTGCAGAGGTTGTCGTCTTCGGATGCGGATGTCGCCGTGCGGGTGGACGCGGCGAACGCGGCTACCACGCTGGCGGCGATTCAAGCGCAGGTAGATCGCCTGGATGGTCAGACGGCCCGCGTCGATGTCGACACGAGCTCGGCCGTGTCGTCGTTTGGCGCGTTGGCGACGGCGGCGATCGCGTTCGGCCCGGCGATCATTCCGGCGCTTCCGGTGGTTGCTGCGGGCCTGGGTGCGATCGCGGCGGCTGCGACTGCTGCGGGTGCCGGGCTCGGCTCGATCGCTCTGGTGGCAGCGCCCGCATTCAAGGGCATCGCCAGTGCCCTTCAGGCGCAGAAGGCCGCGCAGGACGCGGCGACGAACGCCACGTTGCGCGGTGGTCAGGCGTCGTCGCAGGGCGCTTCGAGGGCCCTGCAGATGCAGGGTGCCCAGCAGTCGTTGGCGACGGCGCACCGGAATGCGGCTCGGCAGATCCGGCAGGCCGAGCAGGGTGTGTCGGATGCGGTGCGTTCGGCGTCGGAGGCGAACCGGCGCGCGAAGCAGCAGTTGGCGGATGCGGTGCAGCAGGCCGCGGACCGTCAGCGGCAGGCCGCCGAACAGGTGGCGCGCGCCGAGGACTCCCTGGCCGACGCTCAGCGGGATGCGCAGCGTGCTCAGGAGGATTTGAATCAGGCTCGCCGTGACGCGGCGCAGGAACTTGCTGAGCTCACGGACCGTTTGGCGAATGCACAGCTCTCCGAGCGGGATGCAGTGCTGTCGGTGCAGGAGGCTCAGCAGCGTCTCCGGGCAGTGCAGCAGCAGGGAGCCAATGCGTCCCTGATCGAGCAGCAGCGTGCCCGACTGGCCTACGACCAGGCGGTTCAGCGCCTGAAGGAGTCCCGGGCCGAGACGAAGAACCTGACAGCGGAGAAGAAGAACGCGGACAAGGCTGGCGTCGAGGGCTCGGAGACGGTCAGGGATGCGCAGGAGCGGCTGCGGCAGGCCGACGAGGCGGTCACTGACCAGCAGCAGGAGCTTGCGCGGGCACGGTCGGATGCGGCGCGCCAGCAGGTGGAGAGTCAGAGGGCTGTCGCGGAGGCGCAGCGCAACGTCGCCCGTACCCAGGAGGATGGGGCCCGGTCGGTTGCCCGCGCGCAGGAGCAGTTGGCCAATGCGCAGCAGTCGGCTGCGGATTCGATCGCGTCGGCTCAGCGTCAGATTGCCTCCGCGTCGCTTTCGGCGGCCGGGGGCGTGGATCAGGCTGCCATCGCGCAGGCCAAATACCAGCAGGAGTTGGCAAAGCTGACGCCTGCGGCCCGGGACACGTTCGATGCGTTCCTGAACTTGCGGACGGCGTTCTCGGCGTGGTCGAAGGCTCTTCAGCCCGCAGTGATGCCGATTTTCACGCGGGCCCTGGACGGGATGCGGCGTGCACTGCCTGGACTGACGCCGTTCGTGCGGGAGGCTGCGGCGGCGATTGGTGATCTGCAGGATCGTGCGTCGCGGGGCTTCAAGTCGCCTTGGTGGAAGTCGTTCAAGGCGGATCTGTCTGGTTCGGTGAAGCCCGCGATCATCGGCCTGGGTGTGGCGTTCGCCAACGTCTTCAGAGGCATGGCCGGGGTGATCCAGGCATTCCTGCCGCACATGGATTCCATCTCGGACCGCATGCAGACGATCACGCAGCGGTTCGCGACGTGGGGCACGGGCCTGAAGGGCTCCCCCGAGTTCGAGCGGTTCCTGGCGTACTCGTCTGAGCAGGGTCCGATCCTCTCCGCGATGCTCGGCAACCTGGTTCGGGCCTTGTTCGATCTGGGTGTTGCGCTGGCTCCGCTGGGCGGGACGGCGATCTCGTTCATCAACGCGTTGACCGTGGGGATCAGCGCGATCCCGACTCCGGTGCTGACCGTGTTGGGGGTGGCGTTCGCGTCGATCGCCATTGGTGCCAAGCTGGCCGCGATCGCCCTCGGTATCTGGAAGGCGGCGCAGACTGCGGCGACGATCGCAACAGCCGTACTGACGGGGCAGACGCTTGCCCTAAATGCGGCGATGCGCGCAAACCTGATCGGCATCATCGTCACGGCGCTCGCCGCCCTGGTGGTGGCGATCATCTATGCGTGGCAGAACTGGGCGGCCTTCCGTAACGTCGTCCTCGCTGTCTGGAACGCCATCAAGGTGGCGGCGCTGTTCGTGTGGAACAGCGTGCTAAAACCGACGTTCACGGCGATCTGGACGGCGCTGCAGACGGTCGGCCGGTGGGCGATGTGGCTGTGGGAGAAGGCCATCAAGCCTGCTTGGGATGCGATTTCGCTGGCGGCACGCATCCTGCTGACGGCGGTCGTGGTGGCTGCGCTACTTCCAATCATTGCGATCTTCAAGGTGGCGGCTGCGGTCGGAAAGTGGCTGTGGCAGAACGCGCTGGCGCCCGCTTTCCGGGGGATCGCGGCAGTCGCGAAGTGGTTGTACGCCAACATGATCAAGCCGTACTTCGGGCTCATCGTCGCCCAGTTCAAGGTGGCGGCGGCGATCGGGAGATGGCTGTGGGAGAAGGCTCTCGCGCCCGCGTTCCGTGGCATCGCGGCCGTGGCCAAATGGCTGTACGCGAATGGCATCAAGCCTGCATTCCAGGCGGTCGCTGCGGTCGCGAAGTGGCTGTGGAACAAGGGCGTGAAGCCCGTGTTCGACCTCCTGAAGGCAGGCGTGAGGGCTGTCGCCGACTCGTTCAGGACGGCGAAGAACTACATTGGCGAGCAGTGGTCGAAGCTTCGCGACATCGCCCGCAAGCCTGTCCAGTACGTGGTGGACGTGGTGTACAACAACGGCGTCCGCGGGGTTTGGAACAAGGTCGCGGGTGCGTTCGGTGCACCGAAGCTGCCGAAGTACACATTCGCCTCGGGCGGCGTCATGCCCGGATACACCCCGGGTCGTGACGTGCACCGCTTCGTGTCCCCTACCGGCGGTGCGTTGGAACTCAGCGGTGGCGAGGCCATCATGAGGCCTGAGTTCACGCGGGCGGTCGGTTCCGGCTTCGTGAACACGATGAACGCGATCGCCCGCTCCCATGGGTCTCAGGGTGTGAAGTCGGCGCTGGCGCCTGTCTTCGGCGGCAACCCGGCCACATCAACGGACCGTTCGCTCCGCTACTCAGATGGCGGCGTGGTGCAGTCGTTCGCGGACGGCGGCATCTTCGGCTGGATCAGCTCCGCCGCATCTGCGGTAAAGGGCGCCGGATCCGCAGCCTGGAACGGCATCAAGAAGGGCGCCAGTTGGCTCGCCGACACCCTGGAGGCGTCGGCTCGTGCAGGCGTCAAGCATGTCGTCGACCCCCTGCTACGGAGCTTCCCCGGCATGGACACCGGATTCGGCAAGATGATCCGCCGCATCCCGGACCGCATCCTCGACGCCCTGTTCGGCTACAGCAAGAAGGCCGATGACAAGGGCGCCGGTGGGATCGGAGGACCGCGGATCCAGGCGGCGCTGCGCTGGGCGAAGACCCAGAACGGCAAGCCGTATCAGTGGGGCGGCAACGGCAACCCCAGCTGGGACTGCTCCGGTTTCATGTCGGCGATCGAGTCCGTCATCCGCGGGCAGAAGCCTCATCGCCGCTGGTCGACGCACGCATTCTCAGGGCGGACGGCCCCTCCTGGCTGGGTGTATCACGGCAATTCGGCGTTCAAGGTCGGCATCACGAACGCGGGTGTCGGCCACACTGCGGGCACGCTCGGGAAGACCAAGGTGGAGTCGCGCGGCGGTGACGGTGTGATCGTGGGCTCCCGGGCCCGCGGCTACAACTCGTCGCTGTTCAACAGCTGGTACGGCTTCCAGCCTGGCAAGTACGACTCGGGCGGCTACCTTCAGCCGGGCCTCAACCTTGCCTACAACGGGACGGGCAGGCCGGAGCCGGTGTTCACGACGCGGCAGGCGAACGCGCTCACGTCGATGGCATCGCGGGGGGTCTCGGGGCCGATGAGTTTCGAGGGCGACCTCAGGCTCGACTCGGGCGAGTTCCTCGGCCGGGTCCGCGGCGAGGCGACGGCGGTCATGCAAGAGGGGCAGCGGCAGCTCATCGGTGTCCTGAACGCGAGCTGAGAGGGGGTTCCTCGTGGCGATTCCCGGGAACTTCCTCTCAGCCACGACCGAGTCGATCGATCCGAACACGTCGGGCTGGACGCCGAAACTCAACTGCACGATCGTCAAGGGTGTGGGCGGCCGGAACGGCGACGGCTGCCTGGTCGTGAAGAGCGTGGCGGCGGGGGAGATGCAGGCCCGCACCGTCTCCTCCTACCCGATCACCGCCGGGACCGTGTACTACGCGTTCTCGGACACGGCTGGGGTGTCGTCGGAGAGGATCGGGATCCGCTGGCTGAACAGCAGCGGCGTCGAGGTGTCGATCACCTGGTCGGTGCTGACGACGGGCTCGTCGTCCGGCTGGCATCGCGTGTCCGTGGCGGGCGTGGCCCCGGTAGGGGCGACGCAGGCTCAGGTGCTCCTCGGCAGCACCGAGGCCGGCGCGCTGGTGAATCATTTCTGGGAGAACGTCTACCTCGGGTTGCCGATCCGCACGACCGGAAACTTGTTGGACTTCAACACGGAGTCGACGGAGGTCAGTGACGCGGGCTGGACAGCGGTCGTCAACGCGACGGTAAGCCGCCAAGTCCCGGTCCTGAACTGGGCGGTCGACAACTATCTGGCGGGCGGGCACACGCTGGCGATGACGGCGGTGGCCGCCGGTAACGCGTCGGTGCTGGCGGTGGCCCGGCCGGTGGTGACGCCGGGCACCGAGTATCTGGCCTACGCATATCTCAACCCGCCCACGTTGTCGGCCACGGCGTGGATCGAGCTGCGTTACTACGACGCGGCCGGGAACCAGATCGCCGCCCAGAGGTCGACGCTGGCGCAGCCGGGGACGGGCATGTACCGGCAGCGGGCGTCGATGGTGGCCCCGGTGAACGCAGCCACCTGCTCGGTTGCGGCGGGCCTGGACGGGGCGAGTGCCGCTCAGATCCTTCGTCTGGAGTCGGTGGTCGTCGTTGTGGCGCCGAAGGCCCAGGCGGGCAGTGTCGTCCCGTATGCGGACTCGTCGATGGAGCAGGGCATCGCCGGGTGGACGGTTACGACGGGCGTCGCAACGCTCGCCCGCACCACACCATGGGGCGCCAGCTTCTTCGACGGCGCCTACTCGCTCGCGGTGTCGTCGTCCACGGCATCGGTGTCGACGGTGCAGTCGGCGCGGTTCCCGGTGACGGCGGGGGACAACTGGCGGGTGCAGGCGCTGGTGCATCCGGCGGCCGGCTCGTGGTCGAGCGTGCGGGCGAGGGTCCGCTGGTTCGACGCGTCGAATGTGGACCTCGGCGCCAGCACGGGCACTGTGTATACGCTGCCGGGCAGTAGCTGGTACGCGACTCCGTCTGATGCGGTGGCCCCGGCGAACGCGACGCAGGCCGCGATCGAGTTGGTGGCGACCGCCTCGGCGACATCAAGCGTTCTGCATGTCGACTATGTGGCTCTGTGGGAAGTCCTCCCGCAAACCGACGTTGAAGCGTTCAGCGACAGCGGCTATGCGCTGCTGACGCTGCGGGAGCTGCCCCTCGACGGGTACATGGTCAGCGTGTACCGGGTCGGGTCGACCGGCGCCCGCACTCTGGTGCGTGGCGACGGCGGGCTGATCGACCGGCAGGTCATCACATCTGACCTGCTGCTGGTCGAGGACCATGAGGCGCCGTTCGGGGTGCCCGTCTACTACAAGA